TTGACGAGCTGGGTCAGGAGCTGAGCCCCGCCCAGTTGGCCGAGCGCATCGTCAATGAGGACGCGCCCTGCGACTACATCTACTGGCAGGACTTCTTCTACAGCCCCGCACGCAACTGGCATGAGGTGCGTTGGGTGGCCCGCCGCGTCTACATGACTGAAGACCAACTGAGGGCGCGCTTTGGTGACGAGATCGCCAAGATCGTGCCCCTGTCGAGCAACAGCCACCCCAAGGACGTGAACGACCAGACCACGAAGTTCGACCCGTGGAGCAAGGCTGAGGTGTTCGAGATCTGGTGCAAGGAAAAGCGCAAGGTCTATTGGTACGCCAAGGGCTGCGACGTGATTCTTGATGTCAAGGACGACCCACTGGGCCTCGACGGGTTCTTCCCGTGCCCCAAGCCCGTGATTGCCAACGTCACCAGCTCCAATTTCCAGCCCAAGTCCGACTACTTGTTCGCACAAGATCAGTTCAATGAGCTTGATGAGATCAACACCCGCATCACCTGGCTCACGCGTGCGGCCAAGGTGGTGGGCGTGTACGACAAGAGCGCCGAAGGCATCCAGCGCCTGTTCAACCAGGGCACAGAGAACCAGCTGATCCCCGTGGACAACTGGGCGATGTTTGCCGAGCGCGGCGGCGTCAAAGGGCAGGTGGACTTCATCCCAATTCAGGACGTGGTCAACGCGATCGACCACCTGCGCCAGTACCGTCAGGACAAGGTCATGCAGATCTACGAGGTGCTGGGCATCTCCGACATCATGCGCGGCAGCTCCAAGGCCAGCGAGACGGCTGCAGCCCAGCAGATCAAGGCGCAGTTTGGCAGCACCCGCATTCAGCTCAAGCAGTTCTACATCGCTGAGTGGATCACTGGTGCGCTGCGCATCAAGGCCGAGATCATCTGCAAGCATTTCCAGCCCGAGACGATCATTCGCCGCAGCAACATTGAGCGCACGCCCGATGCACCGATGGCCATGCAGGCGATCGAGCTCCTGAAGAACGAGCAGCTCTCCGAGTACCGCATCAACATCGAGGCCGACAGCATGGCCGCACTGGACTGGGCTGCTGAGCGCGACGCCGCTGTGCAGTTTATGCAGGGCTTGGGCGCGTTCATCTCTCAAGTGGCCCCGATGGCCCAGCAAGTGCCGGGCGCCGCGCCTGTGCTGCTGTCCTTGCTGCAGTGGAGCGTCAGCAAGTTCCGCGTGAGCACACAGATCGAAGCAGTGCTTGACCAGGCGATCGGCGGCCTCAAGCAGACGATGGGCCAGCCCAAGCAGCCCGACCCGATGCAGCAGGCCATCGTGGCCGAGAAGCAGGCCGGTGCTGCCGAGCGCGCTGCCAAGGCCAAGAACACGAACATGGAGGCGCTGGGCAAAGAGGCTCAGCTGGCCGCGATGGGCATTTTGCAGCCGCAGCCCCAGTTGCCGCCCGCGGCTCCACAGATGCCGCCAGTCGGCGCTCCCATGCAGTGAGGTGACACATGAGCAAGGCAGAAGAATTTGTGAGCCTGGTCCTGCTGGACCGCGACCTGGCGCAAATCGCGCACTGGAAGACCAAGAGCTACGCCGAGCACAAGGCGCTCAACACCTTCTACGACGAGGTGCTCGAGCTGATCGACGGGTTTGTCGAGCAGTACCAGGGCTACTACGGCGGCCGCATGAACATCAAGCGTGCCGAGGACGACCAGAAGGACGACATCCGAGAAGCTCTTGATTACCGCGTCGAGTGGATCGAGATGTACCGCTACCAGATCTGCGAACAAGATGAGACATCTTTGCAGAACACGATCGACGAAATCGTGCGCTTGTACCAGAGCACCCAGTACCTGCTGACGTTGGAGTGACGTTATGAGCGAAGCACTTGGAGCGGTCTACAGCGCCGCAGATTCATTCAAGCGCAAGTTGATCGACGCTTTGCGCAACCCCGGCGCGACGCTGGAGCAAGTGGTCGGCCACGCGAATGACCGCGCTCGCTCTTTCAACGAAATGAACCACGCAGCAGCTCAAGAGGGCGCGAATTTCGGACCAGAAACAAGGCGCTTGGCAGATGCGCTTGCAGCATCCTACAACCCAAGCGGCATCTTTATCGGAGCGGAGTCAAAGCTGTGGAATCCGAAGGCCGCGTTTGATGCGACAAAGCTGGCGGCCAAGAACGTCGATCCGCGGGAAATTTGGGCACGCACACAGTCTTTTAAAGGCCCTGATGGGATTTGGCGTCAGGAAATTGATGACAGCGCTTCCATGCCTGGGCATAAGCTCTATTCGTGGGGCGAGCGGGAAGATTTGAAGCAGGGAAATTCAACAACTGTTAGACGTCAAAAAGCGCTCTTACATCCTCAGCTTTCGGCTGCATACCCGCAAACCAAATCGACAATCGTCACCCTTCGCAAAGGCCCCGGTCGCGACGGTGTCTACATTGACTCTGAGTTTGGGCCATCAATTTCTACAAAGGCCGATCCGCAAAGTTTGTCAGCAAACCGATCAACGATGCTCCATGAACTCCAGCATCAAATTCAAGACATCGAAGGATTTGCAAAAGGAGGCAACCCTGAGATGTTTAAAAACTCAGGGAACATGTACTCAGAGCCGGTTTTGTTCAACGCGAAATGGCTGCGCGATAACGCACTCAAGCAAAACATCTCGATTGAGGATTTGTGGAAAAAGCAAAACCGAGGTGTATTCAACCAGACAACACTAGATGCTGCTCATCACCCTTACTTAGACGACATGTACCAGATGGCTGTTGCTGCAAACAAGCCATATGAGTCGTATCTGAGATTGGGTGGTGAAGCCGAGGCTCGAGCCGTAGAGAAGCGGATGGATTATGGAAAAGACAAAAGGAGACAAGTCTTTCCTCTTGACGATTACGACGTTCCGCTTGATGAGCTGATTCTTTTTGGCAAGCAAAAAGATGCTTTGCCTCAAATCATTGACGCACTGAGGAAAAAGAAATGACGCGACGCCGCTTCATTCAGATGAAGGAACCCCCATACGAACTGATCGAAGTCACCGACGACTACCAACCCGAAGTGCGCGCTGATTCGGGCGCTCTTTGGGGGGATCGCTCGTACGATGGTATGCGAGCGCCTGACGGCACCGACATCAGTTCGCGCACGAAGCACCGCGAGTACATGAAGGCCAAAGGCCTGACCACGATGGACGATTTCAAAGATTCCTGGGCGCAAGCCAAGGAGAGCCGCGAGCGGTACTACCAGCAAGGCGGCTCATTCAAGCGTGCCGACATAGAGCGCGCCATTCATCAACTCCAAAACAGGTAACACATGAGCGAACCCACGACGACTATGCGCGACGCCCTCGAGGCCGCGTTTGAAGAAGCAGAGAAGACGCCTTCCGCGGCCGCGCCCGAGCCGGTTGCGGAGGTGATCGACACAGACCCAGCGCCAGCTGACGCACCCGCGGCCGAAGCGCCCGAGGCCAGCCAGGACCTAAACGCCCTGGCCGAACAGCAGAAGGACGGCCAGCCCCGCGACGAGAACGGCAAGTTCAAGGCCAAGGAAGAACAGCCCGCTGAGCAACCCGCGCAAGAGCTGCAGGACCAAGGTATGCAACCGGGTCCAAAATCTGGCCCGAAGAATCACCCCGACCGCGCTCCCCAAGCCTGGCGCCCCGAGGTCCGCGAGCACTGGCAACAGCTGCCCGAGCCGGTGCGCGCCGAGATCGCCCGCCGCGAGTCCGAGCACGCCCGCTTCATCCAAGAAAGCAGCGAGGCGCGCAAGACCGCCGAAACCCTGATGAAGACCATCGCGCCTTACGAGGCCTTCATCCGCGCCGAGAACTCCAACCCGATTCAAGCCATCGACAACCTGATGAGTACGGCCGCCCGGCTGCGCACGGGCACCGCGCCCGAGTTGGCCCAGATGGTGGCTGGCCTGGTCAAACAGTTTGGCGTTGGCCGGTTCGGCAACGGCTTCATCGAGCAGTTGGACAGCGCTCTGGCTGGCCAGACGCCCGTTCAAGACCCGCAGCAAGCGGCCATCGAGCAGGTGCTCAACCAGCGCTTGGCGCCCGTGCAGCAGATGCTGACCCAGTTCCAGCAGGCCCAGCTCGCCCAGCAACAGCAGGTGGCCACCTCCGCGCAAAACGAGGTTGCCGACTTCTTGAGCAAGGCCGAGTTTGGTGAGGACGTGCGCGAGGACATGGCCGACCTGATGGAGACGGCCACCCGTCGCGGTCAAAACCTGAGCCTGGCCGAGGCCTACAAGAAGGCCTGCCTGATGAACGATAACGTGCGCTCAGTGATTGCGCAGCGCGTTCGGGCCCAGGGCGCCCAGCAGGGCACCCAGGCCGCTCAGAAGGCGCGATCGGCTGCGGTGCAGGTTTCTGGCTCGGCCCCGATGGGCGCGCTCAAGCAAGATCCGACCGACGTGCGCTCTGCAATTGAGGCGGCCATTGCTGCATCCTCACGAT